TATCAGTACCCATCTTGTTAGCGTTATCGGACATATCCACGATAGCTCGGTTAGCATATTCAGCAGCCTTAGTCGTATCTCCCTCTAGACCTTGAATAAGTCTAGCTGAGAAGCTCGTAGCTTGCTCCATATACTGGTTAGCACTAAGACCAGCCGTCTTATAAGCTTGTTCTGCATACTCAAAAATCTCGTTAGCCGAGTCTTTAAAGAGTGTCTCAACGCCACCGGCTAGCTGTTCGTAGTCGGCGAATGATTTTAGAGCTGTTTTGCCTAATCCTACAATCGCAGCTCCAGCCGCAGCCGTACCGGCCACTACGCTAGCTCCGATAGCCTTACCAACCTTAGCAGCGCCTGTCTTTACTGTACCTAGAGCGCTAGAAATTCTACCACCACTCTTTTTGACTTCGTTCTCGACGTTGCTAAGTTCAGCTTTTACATCTTTACCGTCGAACTCTAGCTTAATAACTGCTGAGCCTACTGTTGCGCCGTTAGCCATTCGCTTTCTCCTGTTCTTCTTTTAGCATTTTAATCGCGACCTTTAGCGACTTTGGCGTACTGCCATTCTTTGTCGGCTGGTTAGCGCCGGCTACACTCGCTACGATAAGGTTTTCAATCGGGAATAATAATCTTTTTTCTCTAGATCGCTCGGCTAGTACTAGACGATACATTTTATCTTCGCTAATCTCGCCACTCAGCCACGCTTTATAAGCGTCGTAGCCGAATCGAGCTATAATTTCCGCTATATACGAATCAACCGCCGTATAGAGCCTCTCAGCTCGTTTAGCGGTCGCTTTTGCTTTGACTCGTTGCTCTTTTTCTTCGTCAGTTAGAAAATCCGATGCCCGAAAAGTCTTAGTCTGGGCTTTTTCTTTTACCTTGTTAAGAGTCAATTCAGGCATCGTCATTCTAACTACTCGCTTTCAGCTACTTCAGCATATTCTCCAGTAGCAGCGTTAAGACGCATCTTCTTGCTTGTATCATAATCGCCGAAGCGGTATGAATAAGCCGGTAATCCGTCGCTAGCGTGTAGGTTCGAGTTGTAAATCATCGGATGTAGGTTAAGAGTTATAGTTCCAGTTTCAGAAGTTCCGAATTCTAGATCATCGTCTACCGATGGGATACAACGTGTAAGCTCTACATCTGTCTCTGAGCCGTCATCACATACGCCCTGTACTACAACGCTCATATAGTCGTTAGCACAGTAGTTCGAATCAGCGTCTGTAATCTGGCCTGCACTTGCGTCAGCTCCAGCATAAGTCGAAGCCGTCCATCTCTGAATAGCTTGACCGAGAGTCTTGTAGTTGTCGAATAGGAACGTAATCGAGCCTGCGAATGAATCGAGAGTTCCAGAAATTGGGGACTCTGTCGTACCTGCAGTCGAAGCACGGCTACGCATACGAGGAGCGATATTCACAGTAGCGATAGTATCCTGTCCTAAGTCATCTGGCTCAAGGGTAAAGACGGTAAATCCGCCGTTTCCATCTGGCTTTCGGAAGACAACTCGCCTAACTTGTGTGATGTTAATCATAGTGTCCTTTCTTAAATATGTTTTGCGAGGTCATATACTAAATCTGCACTCGCTATTTTTACTATCAAGCCGTTTTCAGTCGCTCCGTAGTTTTCCGGCGTTGTAGCCGGTCTAATACGAACGTTCGTGAATTTATAAGTAGTACCGCCAACGCTTCCGCTCATATAACAGAAGAATCTATTGTCGAGTATCCATTGAAGAATCTGTTGTTGGACGTATTCAGTCTTAGGCTTATTGTTAAACGCTACATAGAAGTCAACCGTCGAGCGTAAATTGAAGCCTTTCGGGTTGTTCTGAGCTGAGCCTCCACGAGTTACAAGCCATACACCCTGAGCCGGTTTACCGTTCTTCTGTAACGGAGCTTCTTCCCAGAATAAATCCTTGTCTATAGTGAGGTCGGCTAATCCGTCCTCTACCATCTTCTCTAGAATCGCTAATGTAATCATCTTGTAATATCTCCGAAGTATTTCTTAATATAATCTCCGCTCATAACATATTGTTGCGCTCGTTCCATATAGTGTTTGCCGTTAATATGTACTGAGTGTTTACGACCAGCGTAACCACCCCATTCCTGTATAGCGGCATACCTAATATCTTTAGCGCCGATACTGCCACCAGCGATCACTTCGACTATATCCCCGTTCTGCGTTGCCCGAATCGAGTTTGAGAGCGCTCCGGTCTTATATGGAGCATTTCTCTGAGCTTGGTTTCGTATAGCTAAGCCCATACTGAAAAGCCCTCTAACCGCTTTCTGGTTAATAAGGCTCAGTTGGGCGTTGTTCCACGTTACTTTTACAGATACGTTACTCGGACTCGACATCTTCCGCCTCCGTTTGGCGAAGAAGTAGTTGTATATGCTCTATAACTCCGGACTCTTGGTTCTTGCCGATAGAAGCGTCTATAATCTCGAAATAGTCAGCAGTTTCTGAATCGTAAATCATACAAGACGAAGCTAATTCTCTGACATTGACGGTCGGTAGTTGTTCTGGTCTGACATACATCAGCATATCGGCTGTTAATATATCAGCGTTTGGAGCGTTCTGAATAGATGAGGACTGTCCTTCGTCGACAATCGCGTCTAAATCTCCATACTTGTTAAATACATTCCCTACGAGTGTCCCTCTTTGATGTTTTCCGATAGAGTATCTACCAGAGATAATCGCACTAGGGAACGCACTAAATACCGTATCCATAACAGCCACAACCTTTCGAGTGTTCGACTTTAATTCCTATCCCGCACTCTGAATACTTGTCTATAATATCGCCATACTGAGTAGCGATAAGAGAGAACGCGTTGGCGGCACTACTTGATTTAAACTTAATTGTAAAGTTTCTGACGCTCTTGCTTTCAACAGCGCCATTTCCGCCTTGATACTTCAGAACACCGCAGATAAAGTTAGCTAGAAGCTCGGCTAGGTCAACGTTAGCTTCGGTTAGTTCTGGGAACTCATCAAGGCATAAGAAGCTAGCAAGTCTCAATTCAGCGACTGCCACGATGGTCGACCAGTCTGACTCCGAGTAGTTTACGGTCTGTCCTGTAAATAGTGTGTATTGTTCCTGTGTTAGCATTTCTTAGTTCCTTTTAATCTCTAGGCTTAATTATTCAGAATCGCCACTTGTGATAAGTACAGCGCCCTTGTAAGCGGTAAGCATACCACCACGAGGAGTTTCATCAAGAAGAATATCTTGGTTAGTTGCTGTATCGAAATCTGCACGGCTGCGGATCTGACCTTCGCCAATCATCGTATAAGCGTTGCGAGCGATGAGGTAAGCTTCGCCAGAGTTGTTAAGCCACTGTGGAGCGAATACACGAGCTACACGGAATGTATCTTCGATAGATGCACCCGGAGCGATGAGGTAATTCGAGCCAACTTTAGCTTTAAGAGCGCCAGATAAGAGAGCTGGGTCAACTACAAGAATCTGTTCGCCACCAGCCATAATCTTACCGCGTGCTGAAACGACAGCATCGTAAAGATTTTCGCCAGCCTGAATTTCGTACTTGTCAGCTACATATGTACCGTAGCCAGAAGCAGCGTTAGCATCAGCTTTGATTGAGAAGAAGCCTCTGTTTGTTCCATCGAACATACGGAGGTCTGGAGTACCGCTTGAGCGACCATCGCCAGCGATAGCAGCACGCTCAATCTCAAGGATGATAGCAGCTACTAATTCCTGTGCGCGGAATTCAACTAACTCTGGGTTCTCGTAAACTTCGAGAGCATCGAGAGAGAGTTTCTTGTAGACCATCTTACAGTAAACAGTACGGATAGTATCTGTAAGGCTCTGATCTTGCTTTGTATCGCCTTTTTTGAAGCCTTTAGCGCGTCCACCTTCGTCAGAAGCACCATCGAGGACGTTGTTTGAAAGTCCACGAGCGTTAGCCTGACGGAAGTAGCTAATGATACCATCACTCTTTTCGAGAGCGTCAGTAAACATTTTTTCGATGTTTAGTGGGTCAGCAATTCCAGAGATACCATCGTTGAATTTTACGTTGAATTTACCGTCTGAAGCTTTGATAGCTTTTGAGACGATAGCTTTTTTATCAACAGTCTTTTCAACTGGCATTTCTTGTTTAACAGCGCGGTCTTTGATGACTACTACTGTATTATGAAGCGTATCTTTCTTTTCTTCTGCTGGAGCTTCTTCAGCAGTTTCGCCTTCTTCATCACGAGCTGTAGGTTCAGTTTGTGATTCAGGAGCGTTTGTAGTAAATGAATCAACTACATCAGCGAGTTCACGCTTAATAGCAGCGTTCTCATCTGGAGTGAGTTCATCTTTTCTGATTTCAGACATTTCTGAATCTCCTTCTAAATTACTATTGTTAGGTTTATCACTAGCCTCATCTTCGCTCCCTTGAGCCTTAGAAGAATCGGTCTTGTGATCGAGTGTATAAGCGCGCGGATCGTTTCCAGTATCTACCATCGAAATCTCGCGCAGAATTCCGATAGGTTCTTCAATATCCATACCAGCGCCGTAGTAGCCTTCCGGATACCATTCAGTCCCGATAGAATATGAAGCGTTATCCGAAACAGCCCAAGCGTGGTCTGCCTTCGGGTCATTGTTAGCAAAATAAATTCGAGCGTGTAGACCGTCGTTATCGAGCCATACCTTAGCGTCTCCGATAATATCTTCAACGTCGACAACTCGCTCTCCAGTAGCAAGGTCATTATGCCCGTGGTTTGTAGCTAAATTGACCTTGTATTTTTCGACCTGAGCGTCTGGGTTCTTTGATAAATCGCCGATACGAATCAGCTTACCTTTTCGACCCATAACGTATAAGTTGTCTATATCTCGAACTTCGCCGGACTCCATCTCTAGGCCAGAATTTGCCAAAATATTGCGAAATCTACGACTATCCGCCGTACTTTTCGCATCTTTTGAGTCAATTTCGGCTCTAAAATATGTGGTTTCCATAATTTCAGTATCTTTACGAGCAACAAAACACTTCAATACATAAAAAAGAGCCGTCTATACTTCAAACGGCTCTAGTGGTGGGTATTATACAATCTTTTCAACAGTTGCGACGGTCTTAATCGCTCTAATCATCTCCTGAAGCCTCTCTGGAGTACCATAGAACGCTACATACTTACTGTCATAAACTAAATCAGCCTCTACGAACGAATCTAACACGTCATCTATCGCATAGTCGTCGTAAGGCTCCTTAATATAGACTTTAGATCTCATTTTAATCATAAAATCTACCCCCTTTCGACTTCTACATAGTATCCAGTCTTGCCAGCTTCAATAGCCAGCCTGTTTATAGTTCTTTCGTCGCTATCTCCATAGATATAAGCGTGCTTGTCGAGTACGGTTAAGTTGCCCTTAGTAGGCTCAACCTTTCTCCACAACTTTTCAGCTATACCGTCCGGGAGTTCTCCATTTATAGTGATAAGAAATCTCATAATATCCACCTCCTAACGTACTACCCACCATATCTAGTATATTTTCGAGCAACAAACTACCACTCAATACGCTTTTTAGATAAATCATCTACTGCGTAACGTAAAGCGTCTAGTAAATGGTCGTTGCCGTCCTCAGGCTCATCTAGAATCTCGCCAGATCGTTTCTTACGCCACGCATACGCTAGATACTCACGCTTTAAGTCAGCGCCAGCATAACATATCTGTTTCTCTGATACTCTCTCGATACCACGAAGAACCGAGCCAGCGTTCTTATCAGCTCCTATAATCCTATATCCATTCGACTTAATCTCGGCTATCGCTTCCGGTCTTGCAGAATCAGCTACGATCAGTACATTCGGGTCAATCTCAGCCATCTTAAACTTCTGAGCGTACTGAGAGTTAAGAATACCTTTCTCGAACATCTTCTGTATTATACCGAGCTTGTTATCTCCCATATCATAAACAGCCACGAGAGCCGACTCGTCGTTAGAGAAGCCGAAGTCTAAGCCATAGCGTACTAGCTTTCCACCTGTTGTAATTTCGTCAACATCTGTTTCAACCCAGCCAGAGTAAACGTTGCCTTCGAGTGAGCCTATCTGGCCTAAGCCGTACACCGTCCACCAGTTAGACGGTTCTTCATTATTTTTCGGCTTGTGAGCTTCTATATTCTCTATTTCTCGGCTTGATAGAGCCTCATTATCCTTATAGGTCAGTATAAGAAAGCTTGTATCGTCTTTCTGTTTCTCTACAAGCTCCTCGTGCGCCCAGAACTTAGCCGATGGGTTATAATCTATGATACAAAAATCTCTAGTACGTCCTGATAGCTCCATAAATACCTCGTAGCTGATACCGTTAGCCTCATTTACGAATAATACATCACGTCGAGGGCCACGAGCTGACATTTTATCGACCGATAAGAATTCAATCACGCTACCATTTAAGAACGTGTATATATGGCTTGTCGAGTTCCATTGAGCCACGTTCCAGCGGTTAGTTTCTTTCATAATCTTAATGAAATCACGGATCGCACCGGTACTAAGATGGGGGTAGCTCATACCGACAACCGATATAAGGGAATCACGATAGCTCTCGGCATAACCAACTAGAACCTCTAAGATAGAGAACGTCTTAGAAGCCGACATACCACCCTGAATAACCTTATAAAACGTTGGCTCGAGTAATGTCTTTTCAATCTTAGTTAAAGCTGTTGTTCTTGCTATCATTCGTACCTGCTTTTCTCGTTAAACATACGCCTAATATACTTACCAACCGTACCATCTCTGAACGAGTCATCTTGAGTCGAGAGAAATTCCCAGTCTTTGAAGTTATCTACGGGATAGTCTTTTAGAATAACTTTCATATCGTGATTAGATACTCCGCCTATATCCCAGTAGTTGCCATACAAGGCTCTAAACATCGGCTCATCAGGGAATTTATCTAGAACCTCGAGAGCTTTAGCCTTATCTATCAGAATCGGCTTATGTACCGCGTAGTTTTTTGTACCTTTGCCAGCACGCTCTAAAGTTTCGCATAGATGGCGTAGTCGTATAGTCCAGTCCATATCCTGACCTCCGTGTCTTGCTTTGACTTTCTCTATATGCCTCCGAATATCCCCGTTATACTGAGCTGTCATCTCCTCGCTCATCGGTTTCATAATAAAGAAGTCATCGTTAAATAACCAGAACTTGTCAGAAATCTCTGGATTTAAACAACAGGCTCTAATCGACGCTCTAACACGTTCCCATTTACTCGGCTCAGTCTGAGTACGCTTAAAATGTTTGTCTGGTTTTAATCCCTCCGGACATCCACCATAAAAGACTACATTTCTATATTGGAAGTTCTTCTCGATAGACCTAAGACTATATCTTAGCTCCTCGTTTACTTTGTCTTCTTTTAAGAAATAAACTACATCGTACTTACCGTTATGATCTATACAAGCTCTACTCTTAAACGTCGGGGAAGCATAGTGTCGCTTAATCATATTATCTATCCAGTCTTTTTCTTCTTGGCTATCGAGCGTCTCTTTTTTCTTCTTGAGTTCTTTAATCAGTCGCTCTAGCTTTGTGCGTGGTAGCCCTTCGGATCTACATATTGAGTTTAAATCGTCGAAATAGTGATGCACGATATTAGCCCTAGAGTGATAGAGTGTCTTATTTTTTAATAGGCACTCGATGTTAAACATTTCATCTTCTCCGAACTGTAAGCCCTTAATACAACGTATATCTTTAACCAGAGAAGCTTTATACATCTTGTTCCACACCCCGACCCATTGTCTTTTTACTTCCGTGTAGCCATATACACCCGTACCCCAGTTTCTTTCGACTACATTCCCGTTCGGAAGATGGCGGTATTGACCGAACTGTACTATATCGTTTATATCTTCAGCGCCAGTACGTTTCATAATATCTATAGCGTCTTTTGTATACTTGTCATCAGCATCGAGGAACGTTATCCACTCGCTCTTAGACTTTTTTATACCTAAGTTTCGAGCCTCTGATACTCCGTTATTCTTCGTGTGATATATCTCGAATCCGTACTGTTTATACTCGTCGCATATCTTGCCGGATTCATCTGTCGAGCCGTCATCAATAACTATAATCTGAGCGTCCTTGTCTGTTTGAGCTACGAGAGAATCTAAGCACCTACGAAGAAATGGAGCTTTATTATAGACTGGTATAACTACGCTAAGAGTTGCTTTCTCCATTCTTCTTCCTCTTGGTTAAATCTACGAGTGGCTTGATTTCTGCTACTTCTGCTGAGATAGTTGCCTTAGGTTGTCCGTAGACTTGGTTCATCATACCCTCGATGGTTTTCCAGTCTCCAGAGCCGATAGCGTTAGCTAGTTTACGCTCGAAATACGGAGCTTCTTTATCAGTTGCTACCCTTACAAGTTCTTCCTCTGTCAATTTCATCATCTGCTCGAGTTTATAGCGAGCCGTGTCCTGTTTCTTCCAGCCTCCCGGATTTCTCGGGTTGCCTTTCGGGCCTCCGAATCTGTGGGCTTTCGCCTCCTCTGTGGTGAGATTTTCGTTATTTGCCATATATACCTCCTAGTTTAATTGGTTCTATTTCCCATTTATCTTGTATCTTGATTACTACGCTACCGAACGCTGGAGACCTAGAAACTTTTCCTAGCCCAGACTCGAACTTGATTCTGCCATCTGGTAGAAATATCTTCGCACCCTTAATAATAGCGTGGAATCGCTTAGTCGTCAGGAAACTAATTGGAACTAACATATAAACACCCCCCCCGTTTTGTTATAGTAGTCTTGAGCCTTCGTTAAGAACTCGACCTTTAGTGTAAATGGCGGATTGCACCAGATACTCTTGAATCTCGTCCAGTCGGACTTTAGCCCGTCAGTCTCGATAGTATCGTAGTTTTTTATCTCGAGTTCTTTTGCCTTATCTTCAGTAGTAGCTGGATCATAATCGAACCGGCCGAACATATCGACGATTTCTTTCGGCGTGTAATATTCGTTGTCTGTACTGAAGTTTATCGCACCAGCCATAATCTACCTCGTTCCTTCTTGCCATCCTTCCTCGCTACCTGTCTTGAACTTCCAGTAGCGTTTGCGTATTACATCACAGTATTTGGGGTCGAGTTCCATCATATAACATTTGCGGCCTAGTTGCTCACAAGCGATAAGAGTTGAGCCGGAGCCGCCATACAAATCAACCACCCTGTCGCCGTCTTTACTATATTTTTTCAGAAACCATTGTGCTAGAATTGCTGGCTTCTGCGTCGGATGCACTCTGGTTTTTGTATCGTCTTTTTCCATACCAAATAGCCCAGCCCACCTGATCCGCACTAATTCTCTTTTGTGTCTATTTTTACTCCAACATAACTCAAAACAAGAGCCATACCCTTTATCCATACGCTCGGCTGTGTCTTTGCTATCTTCCTCATTCTGTCGCTTGTCCCATACAAACCAACTCCCCCTATTACGGTTAGGAATTATATCAGCATAATAATCAGCCCCCCAAGTTATTATCTCTTTGCAATACCCAAAATTATCAAACACCGTAGTGATCAACTCAGGTTTAAAGTCCTCTTTGTCTCCAATTACGGCGTTGTATTTTCCGCCCTTCATCTTTCTATTAGCGAAATCCGTATTTAACCTACTGTGCATATCGCTGAAATCAGTTTCTAGATTCATCCCATACGGTGGGTCAGTAAACACCATATCAGCCTTCTGCCCATCCATCAAAATCGCCACACTCCCAGCGTCTGTGCTATCACCACACATCAACCTGTGCCTTCCTAACTGATAGACCCCCCCCAGCTTTGAATCTGGCTCGACGCCTTCGTCCACCTCTGGGGCCTCGTATTCCTCGACTTCTTTTTCTATATCAGTCCAGTCTAGATCTATACCCCAACCCCTCGTTTTGTCTTCTGTGAACTCGCTCTTGATTGCTTCATCGTCCCAGTCTAAGTCGACTGCTGCTGTCGCATTATCGGCCAGAGCCATTTCTCGACCTTTGTGCGAGTTAAGGGAAATATCCGTCCTCTTGACCGCTATGATTTCGTCACCAGTCGCCTCGACTATCTTGACCTTTTCAAGCCCGATCTGTCCGGCCGCCTCTACAATTCCATTTCCAGCGATAATGTTGTTGTCTTTATCGAGAAGAATTGAGCGTCCAGCGCCATTCTCTCGTAAACTCTTTTCAAGCAAGCTCATACCAAACTCAGTGTGTTTGTTGAAGTTTTTGTCATCAAATTTTAAGTCTTTAATTGTTGCCATTTTTTCTCCTATCTTCTTTTTTAATAGCTCTCCAATCTCCGAGCTCGTCTTTGACTAATTCAATCCCTAGATACTCCAATACAGCGTAAAATTTCTTATTTTGTTCGATTTCTTGCTCTATCTTCCTATTTTTCTCTTGTATTTCTAAAAACCAATCAAGCTCTGTTTTTCTCATTCTTCACCTCCTAAATACCAATCTATAATCTCTTTTGCTTCATCGAAGCCTACTGCGAACCTCGCCTTGTATCCTCTATCTTGTAGAGCGTGTAGAATTCTTGCCTGTTCTGCTATATGCTCCGTAGCCCACGATCCGTCTTTTTTCCTGAGTCTAGTTCCTTCCTTTTTCAGCTCTAGGAATAGTCCGTAATAATTACAAACATAATATAATTCCCACACTTTCGGCTCAGCAATAAACATATCAGGCCAACCTCTGCGACCACCGTTCTGACGTTTCTGTTTCATAGCTTGGCCTTTAGTGAGCTTGATACCCGAGCCGAAGTCCGAGTGGAATAAAACGTCCGGATAACGAAGCCGGATATACCTCGCGACCGCCTCTTGTAGTTCTGATTCTTTCATAAATACCTAATCTCCTTACCCTCTAAATCAACTCCTCTACGACTCGTAGTAAAGCATATCTCCCACGTTGCAGCCTGTTCGAAATACCAGCCTATCTGAGTATGTTTAGAACTCCATAGGCTACTCCTAAACGCGTTCCAGTCGCTATAACTCGCTCTCGGAGCGAACCAGCGATGGAATATATATCTTAATCCTCTTTTTACGTCTATAAGATATATAGTTTCTTTATCCCAGAATATAATCTGAAGATTACCGATTTCTTTAATCGTTATTTTATCGGTTCTATATCTTCCTCGCTTATATTCAGTCATTTTCCACCTACTTTCGTCGTTTTACCGTCTTTTTACCTCAAACTCGCTAATACTGCTATTGAGAAGATAAGGAATGATAGAGCAACTATACTAATCGTCATACCAACCGTAGCGATCGTCTTAGTGGAGCTATCCTTAGACTTCATAGCTAAAATACTAAATACTAATCCTAGTGGAGCTAGTACGATACCGAGAATAAACCAGCTCGCAGTTCCACATACTAGACCAGCAATAGCAAAACCTTTTAGACCGTCATTTTCCATTATTTCTTTCCTTTCGTACTATACACGAATATTAGTAGGCTTACGAAACACACTACCAGCGCCCAAGTTAAACTAATTTCAAAAGTCATCATTTCTCTGACTCCTTACTTAAAATTTTCTCCGCCTCGTAAATATCGTCGTTCTCTTTTTCTTCGTTAGTCTTTACGCCCTTAAGCTTCTGACGTGCGTCGAATACACTTTTTAACGCGTCTAAGAGCCTGTTAAACTCTGGCTTCTCTAAATCACGAGTTAGCTCCGATATAGTGTCTAACCTCTGCTCTAACTTGTCTTCGTAACGTACTTTCTTTCTAAATCTCATTTTGTACCGCCTGCTGTTGCTTCTTTAAATCTGCTAGATATTTCTGTTCTTCTCGCCATTCTATTTCTCGACATAATTCTCGATACTTTTTCTCAGAGATTTTTGTTCTCATAATGGCAAGGAGTGAATAACCTCTAAACATCTACTTCCTCTTTCCGAATAACCAGCCGAACTTGCCTTTGTTATTCTCTTTCTTTACCTTAATCTCTTTTGATTCTTCTTCGGACACCACCTTAATCTTTTTATTCTTCGATGGCCCTCGTTTAGACTTAGCCCCTCCCATAGCACCAGCTTTTCTAGCTAACTCCGGATTAGCTGCGAAGCCTCCAGTATGACCGTTACGTCCACCTTTAGCACCGATTCTTTTATAAAAGTCGGCTCCGTGTATCTTCTTATTAGTTGCGGCGCATTTTTTGCCACCCTCTTTAGTACCTGACATTATTCATCTCCTAACACGAAATTTACTAATTCATAATCAAGATTCGCTTCTTTAATCTGGCTAGGGAATGATACGAATACATCCCCATACCTACTTCTCCATCTATTTCCCATTTCCACCTCCTAGATAGACATTCTTGCTTGCTTATATTCTTTGTACCTATACTCCTGCGTCTTCTCGCTCGGCTTTATAACACCTTCTTCGACGAGTTTCGCTCTGGTTCTTCTGATAGTTTCTGGACTTGATACAGACTTTAACTTGTCGTATAAATCTTCGTCAGTCCAGCCCTCTAGATACCATATAGACGCTATAAGTCTTTTATCGTCATCGGCTAAAGCTGGATCCGCTCTAACTAGACGCTTGATAGTATCTCGCATAGGTTTATTGTTAATCTTCATCTTCTCCTCCCACCGCTGTTACTTCGTGGCTACAATACCAGCGAGCAGCTTCGTTTAAATCTTCCATTACATCCTCCACGTCATAAGCGTCGTGATAAGGCTAAGTACTAGCCATAAGATACCTAATATAATTAGGATCAAGAACGCCAGCATACATAATAGAATTAGTATTGTCGCTATTATTGCTGCGATGTTTAGAATAGTGTCTACAAACTTTTGTAGTCGCTTCTTAGTTTTTGTCTTCATACCTCTCTTTACCTCCTTCCGAACCCTTAAGCTAGACTCAACACTAGCTTAAGCGTCCAGATGAACCGAGATTTAAGGCTTACTGGTGGGCTAATAAGGTTTTATCTCGGCTCGTCTGGCTCTGGAGAATAGCAAACGCTCCAGAGTCGTAATGAGTGTGGATTTGGTAGTCAGAGTAAAATGTGTCCTCAAACTCTGGCTACCTAGTGAACGGTCAAACCTACAAAGTTTTATATCGTAAGAGTAAAATGGAGTTCTTATGACTGAAATTTGACCGCTCGCTAGGATTGACAATCTACGCAGTTTTGTCGGATTTCTCCTATTGTCAATCTGGAGGAACTGAGGGCTTCGTCCGATGTAGAGTTCGGGGAGCTTGAAGCCCTCGATATAATGAAAATAGTGGCCTCGATTTGCCTTCCGCTTAGCTGACTCGCACCTCTTAGCCAGCACCACCATTTTCTAAAGTTCCTTACTTATTTCGTATTTAAGATGTAGTACAGCTGTTTCTACCAGCTCGAATTCTTCGTCTGATAGATCATAACCGCTCATATACTCCATCGTTTCGTCGGTTAATCTGTCTAGGTCGTTCTTAGTCATTTTTCTTCTCCGGCATCTTTACGAATACATTTTTGCCATTGTTCTCATTCCTTATACAAAGACCATCTATATCCCCAGCGGGCGTATAAGTTATCTTCACGACTGAGAATTTATCGTAACACCTAGCACGGTCTCCAATCCCCATTTGTAAATTGCAGTCCTCTTTTTTGACCCAGATAAATGGAGCTGTATAGAGTTCTCTACCGATACCCCAGTTGACGCAGGCTCGCTTAAAGCTATCGCTTGCTAAGCCCTTGTCAGCCTCAGTATTTGATTCTGTGCCGGTATCTTCCTTAGACACCCACTCTTTTTTATCTTCGTCATATATAGATACGACGCAATTTCGGTTATCCCTTGTATGCTCTCGTTTCCAATTCATCGGCCCGACTGTTTCGTCGAGTACGTTCATATCACAGCGAGCATCTTTATATAACAGGAGTGTTAGACCGTTAGTTTTAATTTGTCCGATTCGACATTCTATCTCATCGGCTCTTAGTTTTCTAAATTCTAGTTTCATTTGATAGCCCTTTCTCTATTAGCTCGTCCATCGAGATTTCTTGATTTTCGAGTTCTTCTATAACTTGTGTGCCAATCTTACTCATCATCTATCCTTTCTTGCTTCGTGAGCTTCTATAAGATAATCGACGAAGTCATCTAGAGCTTCCGGCTCTTTTTCGAGCTTCTTTTCGATTTCTTCTTTACTTTTCTTGAAATGTTCTGCCATACGGCTTACATACCAATCTCTGTTATATTCACTAATCCAGCTCATATCGTTTCTCCAATAGAGCGAATAGCGTTAAAGATAATCCGATAAATAAGACCCAGCTAATAGTCTGGACTATTCCGTTTTCTGATAAAGCGATTCCGTACATACTTGCAAGGATCGCTAGTATAGTTAGTTTAATTTTCATCATATATAGTTCCTTTCTTCGTGAAGTCGGATGAGCGGACGGAAATCATTTGCGACGTACTAACTCGACTAACCGGCGGTTCTTCGGATGATATATTTCTTTCTAAAGGCGAGATAAAATGAAGGTCTAAAAACAAAACTAAAAAAGTCATTTTTATCTCAGCATCTCCTAAGACATCCGCTCGTCTGACCTCACGAATCTTAATTATTTTTGTGCTATTCCTAATTGTTAAGTTGTATGAGTGGTGGCTTCCGCTCCGTTTCTAATACTCCTGAGGTAGAACGCATATTCAGACCCCGAAGAAATCATTTAAAAAGACTCCTTAGATAAGGAGTTCTTGTTTAATAGTTTCGGCTATGCTATACTAATTCTATTGCCACTATAGCTCAGTTGGTAGAGCGCATCCATGGTTTTACGGAGGTTCTACCCCTATTTTTTTCGATTTCCTTATCGTAATTCTATTTCGTCTTTTAAATTGCGATTTCTTACTATCTATAATAGCACACATAAGCGTAATAGTCAATAATTTTATTCTCTAATTTTTGTGGTATAATATAGTTATCCACAAGGGTTCCGGTCTCCGGTTTCGTCCCCTTGTGGTTTTTTGATAGTTTATAGAGAATCTGTGGTATCATAAAACTATGAAGAAATCTTTGCGTAACCTTAATACAAGATATATTTTAATAGCGGTCATTGTCTTGATCGTGCTAGTTTGTTCTATACCATACATCAACAGAGAGAAACCATCCCCTCAATATATAGACCAGCGTCAAGAAAAAATAGAACGTTTTATAGAAGATTTTAATAAAAAGAACCCAGAATACTCATTCAATTCTGAAGAAATAACTAAAACTATAAGCTGGAAGTACAATATCCATAATAAAAAGAAGCAAAATATCGAAATAATCTCCAGTACTGAGAATAAATTCATCATAACGGTCGACACCTACGAGGATAAGACGGAGTTAGGTAAACTTTTCTGCTCTATTCTTGCTATGTTCGTATCTAACGCTAATCTCGATAGCGTCTGGTCTGAGCTAACGTCCGAAGATCATAAAGAAATGGAATATCAAGGTACTAAACTGACCTATAATGACAGCGGAGAACAGGAAGTACTCGGTAAAGCTCACTATAAATGGGCTAAAATCGAAGCTAACCAGAACTAACAGGTATGATGTAGCTTATATTCTCTCATAAGGTCATTATTTACTAAGTGAGTGTACTGAGCCGTCGTCTCTATCGAGTTATGGCCCATCAACATCGCTAAGTGTCTTATATTTCCATCATTAGAAACGAAATTGGTAGCGAAACTATGCCGGAGCGTGTGTGGGCTTACCTTTTTAGTTATGCCAGCGTTCTTCGCAGCGTTCCTTACTATAAATTGTATAGTCGACACGCTCGCTCGATTGCCCTCTGAAGTCACTATAAGGGCTTCTGACGTGTCTTTACGCATAGACAGGTACTTTTCCATATATCGCTCAGTTCGAGCGTCTATAAAGCCTATACGCTCCTTTTTGCCTTTACCTACAACCGTAAACTGACGATCCACTATCGAACATCTATCTAGACTCTTAAGCTCCGATACTCTAAGACCAGAAGAATATAGCATCGAAATAACAAACTTGGTTCTTATAAGATGAGAACTTTTAATCATTCTGTTTACTTCCTCCTTAGATAAAAAGCTCGGAGTGTTTGGCTCTCTTTTAGGTATCGGAATAATATCAGAATCGAGAACTTTTTCTCCTCTAAGCCTCCAGTATCTTAAAACTACTCGAAGCTCCTTAATATAATAAGCTACAGTATTCGTACCTCTATGCTGACCGTAAGTTTTAAGTCCAGAGGTAAACTTCGCTACATCTTCCATCGTAACCTTAGATAGCTCTTTATCTCCTACTATCTCAACCCATAATCTAGCCGAAGCCTTATAATGGGTTATCTGGTTAAGATCAGCTCCTTTAATTTCTAGATACTCTCGAACATACCGTATGTATGCCTCAGAAATTCTCATAAAATTAAAAATCCCCTACTTAAGTTAATATTTAATAGGGGAATTGGACTCGAACTTTAGCTATACAGTTCTCTGTTAATAGCCTTGATAAAATATCTAGCTGGCGATTTTGCTCGTTCTGCCGACTCGTATATTTCCCAGAATCTCGGACCGTTAATATAGTTCGCAGCTTTAGCGACTGCTGGTCTAAACTGCGGAATAATGCCGAACTTTCTTACAACTTTCGAGATCATATAATCTCGTTCCTCGACAGATAAACAGTTCGTCCTCTTATCATTTGAATCATTTGAGACTCTTTTAAGAGTCTTTTCATTTGATTCATATGAATTCCCCATATTTCCTCCTTTTAAGCACCCAAAATGTAGCCGTTTGAGTTTTCCACATCCGGATTTAGTTAGTATATGTTGGTTTTCCACAACGCGTTTGCGTAAACCTTTTTTGTCTTTTACGAATAAAAGACTCCGACCCTTTCGGGTATCACGGAGTCTGAATATGCGTTCTAACTGACTCTATTGTATCAAACTTTTAATAATAAGTCAACAAGAAACCGACCCTTTCGAGCCGGTTCTAGTTTTTTGTTGCAACTTTGTGTTTATATTATACCATATTATGCAGTTCTTTGCCACATATATACCACGAGATATGGTGGCATATTGTTGTGAGCCTGACCGCCACCAACAGATGACGTACTCCAATAGGTCGGGTCGGCATTATTGCTACGCAACGAATACGGGTAGTCCGATGAAGTTGAATAGCGTGCAAGATAACCGCTCTCGCTTGTTCCATCGCCACCACCTGTACCTCCGACTTTGTGTCTGTGGGCTGGGATTTCTTGTTCTGTTAATGTATGCGTTGCCTCGCCACCTGTATTCCCTGCCGTGTATGTATCGCCAGCCGATAATAGGAACGTATCTTTAATCTGTACCCAAGTACCACCGAATAAGTATGTCGGGTTAGTTGAGTTAACTGACATATAAACAGAGCCGATAGGGTAAATCATATTTACAACTGCTGACTGCCCTAACTCAATCATCTCTGAAGTTATATCAGTAGTGCCATTAGCGACCGTTATATAAGCTAACACTACATAATAAGCCGTAGCACCTGAAGCACCGTCAGCCGTAATCGCTGTACGGATCATACTCTCGTTCGGAGCTACTGGAGTACTTGCCGTATTCCCCTCTACTACTAGAATATTTACAGCATCATAATTATCCGTAGCCGTAGCTGTTCCTTGTGGTGGGTTCTCGACATATACCACTATAGCATCAATCCTAGACTGGCTTGCTGGCGCTGCTCCGATGGTTACCGATACCGGACTTCCTGATATGTTATTTACTGTTGTTTTATTTCCTGCGTTATCTTCTGCGATAGCTACATCACGATTTATGCCATCTCCGCCTAAGACTACGCTCATACCAGAATTAGGGCTACACACCCAGCCCGATAATATACCTCGATTCTTAAATGCTCCTAAAACGTCGTTAAAAGCGTTTGGAGAAGTTCTACCACCGAACGCCGCATTTGTTCCTATAGCATTATTTGGATTTGCCATTTATTTTCCTTTCTTTATAATTTATTTTCTTTCTTTAATTTTTCTACAGCCGTATGTATATAGGAGTTGCCACCCATATTCGTATAGTGGTCGTAGTTTTCCCAGAATCGCTCCTGAGCTACTTTATCTAGCTCTCGACCATTCTCAAGCTCCGATATACTCTGTACTAAGAAATTTTTACAGTTAGCCATATCTACTTCATCTATCGACTCAGCTAAACTATCTAGCTTTTCATTCGTCGGCTTAAGTTGCTCGCTCATTATTTTTCCGAAGCGTTTAGACATAAAGCCAGCAATAGCACCGCCAGAAGCAAGTACACCAGCAATAAATATAAGAACATTCGATATTTCCCCTAGTGTTATGCTTTCCATCGCTCTACTTCTTCTTCTTAATTAGTTTGAATACGAGCAAGATACAAGTTCCAGCCTCTAAGAGTACTTTAGAAGTATATTCCGCCCAGATAGAAGCGTTTGGAGCTTGGATAGCGTTTACTATATCAGGAATAAGAATCGCCGCTATAAGTAGTACATCTCCTACTAGATAAGCGATAAGTTTCATAGTCTTAGTCGGCTCGAAAGCGTCTGAAGCTTCTTCAATAATTCCGCCGATAAATTGTGCGTCTTGTCCTTTTGCTGGTTCTACTGGCTCTGGTACTCCCATATCATCCTCCTTATTATCATTATTGTTATCATCGTCTTTTGGTTCGTCCTCGATAGGCTCTGTAGGCTCATCAGACGGCTCAGAAGGCTCGTCTGGCTCTGTGGTTGGTTCTGGTTCTGGCTCAGAGTTAGAATCGTCCTCAGGCTTTCCTACACCCTCGTCTATCATCGCTTGAATTGTATCGTAATCGTAGCCAGCTTCTTCTAGCCTGCGTTTACGTTCTTCGCCTACACCCCATAGACCTTCCCAGACTTCCTTACATATTTCTTCGTTTGATTTTTCTGGTTTCGGACGGTCGTCATACCACTCTATAATGCGAGAGTTTAAGAGAGTTTCAGACCATCCGCTAAAATCGCCTACACCGTACACACGTCCGATGTAGTTAAGAGTTTCATACACACCGCCTCTAAAGACATCGAAGCTAGGCTTGTGTGTATATGGGGAAGAATAGACGGTTATCTGTCCGTCTTCTACATAAGCTTCTGCGACGTGTCCGTATTCTCCGCCCTCCCACCATACCGGAATCCATACGCCCTCAGGTAAGTTATAATCTCGATGCTGTGTCGAGCAAGACTGCCAAGCCGTCTTAGCCGACCAAGAACCGCCCGAAGCGTCGAACGACGCTGCTGCGACTGCTAAACACCAACCGAGCCAGTCGTATAATAACTTTTTGCCCTGATAGACGTATAATGGATCGTCTGGCGTATCTAGGCACGGATAAAGAACTTGCTTATAAGCCATTGTTACCTCCTTTGTTAAATAGATAATCTTTATAAGACACAATCTTAATTTTGACGTGCTGAGCTTTACATCTCGGACAATTCAACACACAATCTAAGCTCTTATCAGTATCTCCGAGAACTCTTTTGCATTTCGGACAATAAATTCTCGTTACGGCCATTAGACTAACTCCACATCGTATCTACATCGACAATTAGGATGAGCGGCCGGAATCTGACCGTCGTCGTTCCATACTGAGCGTTCCCACGCTACAGTCCCATCTTCTGTTTCCACCACGTCATTAAACGGTACACCGAGCATAGTAGTCTGACCGTCCATCGCAGCACATACCGGACAAGTTGCTCCATCGTGTCTACACCTCCACGTTAGTTTTAGCTTTAAATCGTACTTCTTAGCACATTGTTTAGTCTGTTCTAAATCTCCTGATCTAAACGCATAAGTAGTCTCATTTCTAGCAATTCTTTCAGCTTGATAAGTTGGCATAGCCTCTCGGAGTTCTTTTTGAATCTCGCCGGCTGACTTGCCCTCTGAGCTATTTAGAACCTCGTCGAATAGCCTCTTGGTTTCTTCTCCGTAGTTCTTTACAAGCTCAGTAGTTCTAGCGTTAATACGAGTCTTAAGAGCGTTAGATACTTCTAATCCCTCTTTAATCGTCGTGCGAATCTCCTGCCTTATTTCGCCTTTAGTTATCAACTCGAGAGACTTGGCTCCTTTTTCTTCTCCAGATAGAGCCTCATTAGTTAAAAGCTCATCTAGTTTAGCGATAACAGCTTCTTCGTCAAGGCTTGAATCTTGCTCCATAATCTTACGAGCCATATCAACTAATTCAGCATAAATAGCCCGCTCTGTTTGAGTCATTTCAGGAAGCGCGTCATTCTCACAGCAGCAGCGATCGTGGGAGAAATCAGCGCATTTATCTTTTGGGAGGTAATTCCCTTCGTGACACTTGTCAGAAGTTTCAGATGGAGTGTTTTTGTTTGATACGGATAGAAGCATTGACTCGACCGCTGCTCTAGCATAAATCCCCCTTGCGACATCTACCCACTCATCTCCGAGATTTAGAGCTTTCACGGCCGATACTGGACGTGAGCCATTTTTGATGAGGTTAGTTAAGTTCTCTACGTTAATACGAGCTGTTTCAGCTTTTACTCTTTTTCTCTCTGTTAAATCAGGAAGCTCAATATCGAACTGGATAGCATAACCGATACCGCCAGTAATACGGTCTAACTCGTGCTGGAATTGACTCCAGAACGCTAAGAGCGCCGGATATACACGTCGCTTAATAAACTGATAATCTGAAAGCTCAGCGTTGTCATACTTAGCCGACGAATCATCGCCGAGAATAAAGTTCGATACACCATATGCCTTGTTAAGATGGTCGTTAATAATATCCGCAAGGTCTTTAATAGCGAGTGTCGAGTTATTCCCCTGAATCGTCTTTACTTCTATCTGATCCTGAGTTTCTCCAGTATCGTTATCATACTGTCTCCAGATATAGATAGTCTTATTTTTATTCTTAGCTCCTCTGAGTTCTCCCTCGAGCTTTCTTTGGGTTTCCTCGAACTTCTGATACGAGCTAGCGCGAATAAATGTTATAGATGCTGGAATAGCGCCATTCTCGATAAAAGCTCTCTGATACTGAGCGAGTACATCTTCAGTCTGCGCCCACGCTCTAACCGATGTAGCCGGAGAAATACCTTTATATAGGTTCTTAGGGCTTCTAGAGAATAGCAATTGCATAACTTCGTCGTCATAGACGGTCTTGATACCTTCTTCTGTTTGAATTTCCCAGTAGTATCTCGTACCATCCCATCTTTTCGAGCCAGCCGGAATAATCGTATATCCGTCTACTCTACCGGACTTACTAAAATGGACGTGTACGTCTAATTCATCTTCTGTAAGCCAACCAGCGAACATCGAAGAAGCGAAATCGAACCATCCCATCTGGTCGTTTGGAGCGTCGAGAATGGTAAGCTCTGGAGTTCTATCGCTTGTAAGCCTTCCTCCGTTTCTACCTATGCCATATGGTCTTACAACTGCCATATCGTTAATAAGCGGACGTACTTGAGCGAATACGTTCTCATAATCGCTACATAATGGGTTTACGAATAGCTGGTTTGCTAATTCCTGAGTTACTGCCTGAGCTTTTGGTCTCCTGATCGCATCTCTAATTCTCTTGAACGGGTTCATTTTCTATACCTTTCTTTGTTTTTCGGGTTTTCTTGGCTTTAGTTGTCTTTTTCTCGACTTTTACCGAAGTTTTTTCGACAAAATCGGCTAAATGATAGGAATATTTCTTGCCATCAGTAAAGAACGGCATAGAACCTATACCGTGCTTAAATACTGCCTCTTTTATGTAATTTTTAGCCTTTTCTGTAGTAAATCCGAGCTTAATAAGTTCGATACCCTCTGCAGTAGCGAATTTCTTAATTTTTTCTCCTTTACTACCGCATAAGACACAATCTTGATAGACTACATATACAGTTTTCATTTCTGCATAGCCTCCTTAAGCCCATCGAGTACCGTATCTATTCCTTTCTGTCCGGCTAATAGATAAGTTTGAATAAGCTCAATATCTAGCGAGGTCATCTGAGCTAGTTTCTCGCGTACATAATCCCCATTTTCAGGGAATACGGTAGCGAATACCTCGATAGCCTTTTTTCTATCTTCTTCGGATACTAAAGACTTAATCTCAGCGATTCTTAGTCTTGTTTCTGCGTTTACAACCGGACGGCATTCAACGCCATCAATCTTAATCGGCTGTATAGTTGTGAGTTCTAAAGCCATATCTGCTCCTTAATACTGTTATTCTCAGTATCTTTACGAGCAACAAATAGGCTCAAGTTAGTCTAGCCGTTCTATAGAGACTATTTCCCAGTTAGAATAAAAATCAACTTGACCGCCGAAGATAGCAGCTGCTAGATATTGCACGTTATCAACTACGGCTAACGGAATCGGGTCAAAAATACCGCCGTCTGGGTTAGGGATAAGTATCAAAGGCTGGTCTCCTTTGATATAGGTTATTTTGAATATAGTATTTTCTCTGTATGAATGGAGATAATAGCTGTATTTATAACCTAGTATGTTTACTATTGGGCCTTGCACCGTCTTTAAATCTCGTAACTCTCGCTCAATAGCTGCTATCTCAGCTTGTATAAGGTCGTTATTCATCAGAAATACTCCGTTGTTATGTTAAGCGGAGTAGTACTCGTAATCACGATATTATAATCGACTACTGGAGTCTGTCCGTCTTCTATTTTTTGTACGTCTGAAGCGTTTGTAGAATCATATACTCTTAAGCCATAAATCTTATACTGTAATCCATCAGCGTCAGTATAACCATCATCTCCCCAGATAAGAGTCCTACTATCTAGACCGGTTACATCTATTCTAGCTGAAATAAAATATCCCCGATCCATCTGAGATTTTGCTGTTATTTCTATTCTCTGAGTCGAACGTATTCTAGTTGTGTATTGAGAAGCTTGATATTCCTCTAATCTAAAAGTAACAGGTACGGTATATTCAAGAACCGTTAAGTTATTTATCCTTTTAGACTTTTCCGTCTTAAGAGCTAGTAGCTCTTGCTTGAGTGTCTGAATTTCTCTGTCTAAATAATTCACGGAGTTACCTCCTCGACTACGTTATAAGGTCTCTGCGCTATTGTTATTATTTCATTTTGTAAAATAATAGCACCACTACTTATAGTTAATACACCCGCGCTCCAGTTTATACTTATAATTCCTGCTATATAGAATATCTGGAATATCGGTTGTGTCGTGCTGTTAAAATAAAATTTTACTGTTAGAGTCTCGCCAGATATAAGCCACGGTTGGTCTTTACCGAATTCATACCGATAAAAATCAGCCCGCCCAACTCCGGACTTCTGATACTGTTTAAACGCTAAAACTTCCGCCTTAATCTTCTTAAGTCGTAGTGAGAAATCTCGACCGTCCATTATTCCGCCCTTTCGAGTACCGGTCTTATATTCTCAGCTCCAGCCGCTGTAACTGATACCTCTAATTCGTTTACTTTAAACTGACCGTTAGTCATACCTGTTAAATCTTCGGAGTTGTTAATCGTGATAGTATCTCCTATCCATATCTTGTTTGTGCCACTAGGCTTAGGAGCTACTGTTTTACCTGATAACCTAATTTCTGGCTGCCATATAATGGTCGAGTCGTTAGCGAGCTTAGTAGCGACGTTAGAATCTAGGGAAGTTTGTAGCGATACACTCGAATCTTGTAAAATAGTTTCATAATACCCATACTCCTCAACTGCTGGCGTATATACTTGCTCGCTCGTGATCGCTGTATTTTCAGAAGCGTTAGACGAAATCTCTCCAGAACCGATACCGATAACCGCGCTAGCAAATCCCGACACCTCCTGAGCTGAAATTGACGTTGCACTCGGAGCGTTTAGCTTTGTAGGATACCAAGCCACCCAGTCCGTGATAATATCCCCGAAATGAGCGCTAGAATAAACATCGTAAGTCTTATCAGCGTGGAAATAAACATCAAACGGTCCAGCTCCAGTAATATTATCAGAACGGTCGCATATCCATTCCTTAGTCGACTTGTAGTTATCGAAAGTATGGTCTATACTTGCCAACGGCTCGAGAGTACCAGCCGTAAATCCGTAAGCCTTCCCAGCGTTAGAAGCTCTTGTATCAGCTTCAGTTATAAATCTTTGTATGAGTGTATCCATTCCACCAGTAACAGTACCGATAGGACGTATATACACACCATTTAAGAGGTTAAGAAATCCATCGAACCTAAGAGCTAAGTTCGCACTCGTACCGTTTGGAGTATAACCAGGCATAGTTGCTAGAAATCCACCTAATAACTCGATACCATCTCTAACTACTCGGCACTCTAGAGCCATCGGACGGAGCATATTATTTATAGTCGTTCCGCGTTCTTCACACCACTCGTTAAATAGAACATCATTTAGAGTAAAGTCAATCTCGTCAGCGCCAACTTTTGTACGTCGACGCACCCATTTTAAGTTCTGAGCGAGCTTCCTACAATCTCCGATAAGAGTACCATCTATATACAAGTTTACTTCGTATCTAGCTGCTATTTCTGCCATTAGCCTACAACCTCCTGCCATTCAATCGTCGAATCCGGAGCATCTCCGTTACTTGCCGTATAGGATACCGTGTTATTTCCCGGCACGAATTCAAGCCATTCTCCGCTAACATTCGAAATAACAGAAGTTCCGTTAAGTTTAGCCGTCTGGTTCATCATATCTATAACTAGAGTCTGAGTCGCTGTAACATTTCCAGAGTAAGATATAGCAGTTCCTGTAGTTAAGTTCTCAAGTACAGGATTATAAGCCGGACCAGTAACCGTCCACACCGGATAAACATTCTCGATAGAATCAACTTGCACCGTAGTTTTACCGCCTCCGCCTTCTTCCCATACAGCACCGTAAGAATCCCAGACTACGCCACCCTCCATAACCATAACTGCCACTTTTGCTCTGAGTGTTGGTAGTACATCATCCGAAGTAGCTTCTATAACTGTCTGTCCGTCATAAGTATCAGCGTCTAGTATGGCTTCTAGCTCGTTGATAAGAACACTGTCAGTAATCTGGGTATCTGTTGCAGTAGCTAAAGCATAATATACGGTCGCTCCTGTCGAAAGCTGACCTGTACTAGATATATACGGAGTCGTTATGGATTCTCCAGCATAGCTGCTAATCTTCTGTACTTCTCGATGTATATACCAGTCGTTTACGTCTTTATAAATATAATCTCGAGCCGTATCTACTTTAGCTAACTCAATAGAGCCTAAATCTACGGTCAAACTCTGGCTCTGGTTAGCTCCGTCTGATACTACGATAGTCTGTTCTCCAGTTACAGTTTGAATTGTTTCTGGGAATTCTGGGGTTGGCTGTGGTATTTCATTTCCTGTTGTAAATGTTCCTGTGCCAATATTTGTATAGAATGTATCCTCAACTAAATCATACATACCAGCAACGTTATCAGAATTTCTAATGGCTGGCACAAAATCTCTAACTAATGAGCCATTGTCATAGATTTTTAATCTCTTAATTTTACCGTTACAAATTGTACCGCCTACAGGGTTTCCGTTACCGTTCATAGCATACAAGAATAAGCTTGTATTGCTTGTATATGTATAGCTCTGAAAATTACCTATCTTTGTGCCATCAATCCAGAACCCTCCAGCTTGGCTGACCTCAAAATTGTGGAATACACCATCGCCACAAGGAACCGTACTTGCTATATCCATATTAGCACCGGCATTTCTTCTACATCTACCTCGATAATAGCCTGAGTGGTTCATAAGACCTAAGTTGACGTAGCTACCCGGAGAACCTTCTCCGAATATCTGGTTTCCAGTCGTGCTACCGATAGTAAGATTAGCAACTACCTTCATTGTACTATTAGTCTTAACTCCTGTATCTAAATACTGAGTACCTGTACCTCCTAACCATTCCACCTGAGTATATCTAGTATCTGGAATTTCTGTTAAGTTGCCTTTAATCTGGAATGTTTGGATATTTTTACCTGAATCTGTGCCACCGAATGAAATAGGGTTACCCTCTCGCTCTATCGAGCTAGGAGATAATACCCCATCTTCCCACTCAAGACCACCGAATAAGCTTGTAGAAAGTTCAACCGTTGCCGACTTGCCGTATGCTTCTTCTCCTTGAGCGTTCTCGCCATATCTGTAGTAGTTTACGTCCTCGAAATTCATTCCAATATGATACTCTGGGTACATCTGCCATAATTCTCGAACTTCCGGAGCGTCTACAATAAAGCCTCTACGTCTTTGGATCGCGCTACCATCAGCGAATACATACACAACCGTAAAATAGTGGTTCTTCGAGAAGAACGCTAAGAAATCCCGACGATAACCTTCAATCTCTGCCTTAGTAACGCTTGCATCTCCGATATAACCATCGAATACCTGAGTTGTCGGACGGCGTACTTGACCTGCTAACATATAGCCGTCGTTGCCTTGTACTTCTACAACGTCATTTTTCATTGTATTAGCCGAGAAATGTAGCTGAGAGTCTTTAAATTCATAAGCTCCAGAGCCTAAAAGAAATCTCTGAGCGTCATCTCGTATAAATAAAGCTAAGATAAAGCATTTCTTTTCAATATCATTTAGGTTCATTTAAGCAGCCCTCCTTATAGACTCCATAAGGACGCGTCCTATATCTTGTGCGTCCATTTCGTTATTTATCTCATTAGTCATATTGACTACAATCTCACGTCCGCCGACTATACCTTCTTGCTCGAACTGTTCGGCTAGAGTCGACGCTAGAAGTCCAGCCCAGTTATCCGTATTGTTTTCGAGTGGTAATACAACCTCTTTTCCAGCTTCGCCGATAACAGCGTTAGTAGCTCCATCCGCATAACCACCTTTTGCGAGATAAGGAATCTGTGGTACATCTATACTACCGACCCATTCAAACGGCTTAATACCGAGAATATCTATGCCTCTTAAGAAACTAAGGAATCCGTTAATACCATTGAATGGAATTGCTACTACTGCGTTAATACCACCGATGATAGCGTTTACAATCACTTTAAATCCGTTCAAAATGCCATCTACAATCCCCATAAAGATACGCCCACCGGTCGAGAATACAGCCTTTACAGCTTCCCACGCAGCACTAAAGATAGAGCCGAAGAACTCAGCTACAGACCCGAATATATCTTGGATACCTTGCCACGCAGCTTGAGCGCCAGCGCATACACCATTCCAGATACCCTCGAACGCTTGTCCTATTTTTTCTCCTATCATTCCTAAGAACTTGCCTATCTCCTCGAATAAAGCCGCGTTAATAGCCATCCATATCTGGAGCGAAGCACCTACAAGCTCAGGAATAAGCCCGATGAGCTGAGGAATAAGTTGTTTGATACCCTCGATAATCATCGGGAGATTCTGAATAAGCGCATCTACTAACATACGGATAATAGTCGGTAACATAGGAATAATAGCTACAGTTAATTGAATCAATGCTTGAATCACACTAGGTAGAACTGTCTGTATAAACTCCGGAATCATCTGGGCTAGTATCGGTCCGAGTTGTTCTACAAGTTTAGATATACCTTCAGCGATAATCTTAATTCTTGGTCCGAGATTCTTAAACACGTTAGCTAAGCTATCCACGAAATTATTTACAAGCGCCGAGAAGTCAACATCATCACGAGCGATACCAGTCATAAGATTAGACCAGCTCGCTTTCATCGAGTTTACAGAGCCTGAGATAGTTTCAGCGGCCTCTTTTGCCGTCGTACCTGTTATACCTAAGTTCTCTTGAATCTTATGGATCGCGTCAATAACTTTATCGAATGGAACGTCGTTTACTGTTGCCGTTGTAACCTTTACAGAATCTCCTAAAACTCCAGAGTCGTTAATAAGTCGAGCCATTTCGGAAGCTGTACCACCGTAGCCGAGTTTAAGGTTATCGAGCATCATATAGTTTTGTTTTGCGAAGCCTTGATAGGCGTTCTG